TAATAATCGTCCCTTTTGTAATAAATTTTATTATGAATTTCTACTGGTGTTAAATCAGTTGTCTTCATATTATAATGGTATCATACAAGTAGAACAAGTTGTTATTTCTTTTAATATACCTATTAATAATACTGTTGATAATACAGCATTTAAATATATTAATGCTCTATCGTGCCATAAAAATCCAACTACTAACCAACCAGTAGTTCCACAAAAACTAAAATATAAATCAAACATATGATTAAAGTCAGCTGCTCTAAAGCAAACTGCAACCATTAACATTAAACTTGCTACCCATTTTATATACCAAGATAGGTCATACTTTGGTGTTATCTTTTTAAATACTCTTGTTGAATTTAATGCTTTTATTTTATCGTTTAATTTTACAAATTTATCTTCTTTCATAATATTATATTATCATTCCTATTATTAATCCTATTATAATTCCTTCACACCAAAATGCCCACCTATGTGAACCTCTTGCTGTGTGTTTTTTTATAAACTCTTTTATCCACTCTTTTTGTTCTTTACTTAATTTAAGTTCTTCTTCTATCATAATTTCCTTTTATTAAGACACAGGCGAATTTTATATATGGTCGCCTGTGTCAATCGTATTGGTTACGATTCAATTACGCAATTAGTTATATGCGTATTCAGTACCGTATAGTTTAGTTATCCCAGCAGCTATAATAGCTTTTGTAGGAGTACCCAATCTATAAGATGTACCTGAAGATGATTTATTTACATAAATCATATGACCTTTTGAACGTAGTTTGTCAACCATCGCTCTTGGTGATATTAGGTCATATCTGTTTCTTAAATGTTTCCAAGAAACTGGTTCACCTTTCTCAAATAAGTTTAATACTTTTTGAGTTTTAGACAGTCTTTTTCTGCCTTTAGTTGCTACTGCAACCTTACTTTTTGAAAAAAACATAATGTTTCTTCCTCCTTTGTTTTGCTTTTTAAAGTCTGCATTGGACTACTCCTTTACGGAATTCTTTAATTTCTCACACTTACTACTATCCCCTAAACAATCAAAAAATTTCTCCATTGAATTGAGTGTAGGTTTATCTTTTGCACAACCCATAAAAGTAAGCATTATTAATATCATTAAACTATTTTTTATCATCATTACCGTTCCAAGGTGGTGGGATGATATTATCATCATCACCGTTCAAATCCAAATCAGATTCAAACATATCTGATCCATCTTGTAAATCATTTAACTCTTCTTTAAATTCTTTATTAAAAATATTTCTTTGTTTGTTTGGTTTTGCTTTCATAAAATCTGAATAGTCTATCCTAGCGGCACTTGCTTTACCACCTCTATTAAATTTTATTGCAACCATTTTATTTGCCATTAATTGAGCGGCGTGTGCCATATCAAAATCTCTATAAATCAATCCTCTTATACAATCAATAACTAACGCAAGGTCTTTAGTAAATGATTCCTTTGAAGTCTTTAAACCCATATCACTAAATTTTCTTAATAATTCAAATCCAATTTCATCTACACTATGTTCAATAAACTCTCTAGTTTGTTGCTCTTTTAATCGTTTTGTAAATGGGGATTCTTGTGGTTTTGTAATTCTTTTTTTAATTCTGTTTTCAGGAAATATAATTATCTTTCCTTTTTTCTCTTTATCTTTAATCACGGACAATCTCACCTTTAAAATTTACTAAACCTTTATTATTAAAATATTCTATAAGTTGATTATATCCACCGACTAGTTTACCGTCAATTTTTATTTGAGGCATTGCTCTTACTTTTTTACCAATGTCCTCTATCATTGCTTCAACAGAAGCAAATTCTTCTAACTTCTTCTCCGTCCAAGTTAGACCAAGTCCCTTTAGAAGGGACTTTGCCTTCACACAGTATACACAATTTTGTTTCGTATATACTGTGATATCTTTAATTACTAACTTGTCCATCTGAAACCTCTTCTTTTTTCATAAGTTTCTCAAATGACTTATTAGCGTGATACTTTAAGTTATAAGCGTCTGTAGCTTGTTCAATTGTATAGTTGAACATTTTATTATATTCACCTAATGGCAATCTCAAACCTATCCAAGCTCTATAGTAACCGTTCTTTGTCAAGGTTACATCTTGCTCAAATATCTCATATCCTCTAACTGGTGTATCTTTAATAATATTGACCAATACAGATTCTACTTCACTAACAACAGTTTTCGTATTAGATTTTCCAATCTCCGTTATAAACTGTTTAGACTCTTTGTTCATCTCCCCTTTGATAATGTCTGCTAATTCAGCTTTCGCTATCATTTTAGCTTTCTCAATTGCGAGATTTAAGTCTGGTGAAACGCTAGTACCAACTCCAAATATACATTGCTTTTCTTTCGCTTTACCAAATCTTGCTATATCACAAGCTTTAGTTTCAGAAAAATCAGCCATATACCATTTTGGAACAGTATTAACTACCTTACCTTTTTCACTTTTGATTTTATAATTACCTGCACAATTAGTCAACAATAGACCAAAGACAGCAACTGATAAAATCTTAATGTATTTGTTCATTAGTTTTTCACACTCCTTTGTACATTATATAATAGTTCTTGCAATAAGTCAACGCTGGATTGAGCATAGCTCAAAAATTCATCAGCAGTAACTCCATATACAATAACCAATAGGAGAGCAATTATGATTATATTTTTAATCATTATTTTACCTTCCATTCTCCGTACTCATTTAAACACACTTTTCCGTACGATTTAAAAGCGTGATTTTTACGACTATAATATCTACAATACTCTGGTGTATAGACATCACGGTAATAAAACTGGGCAAAAAGTTCCCAATAAGAAGGAGTATCTACACCACTTCTTCCATCGGAACAATATAATTTCTCTTCTTTAGAAATGTTTCCATTTGCTTCTTGTTTAATAATAATTTTGACATAACAAAATTGGTCAGTATCGTTTTTAGTTACTGGTTTAACATTGTCATATAATATCTTTTGAGAACCATCTACAACTTTAGTACTACGGTGTACAGTTCCATCTGGATTATGCCACTCTATTTCCATTACTGGAGCAGTTTTTTCAAATTCTTTTTTATTTAAATCACAATCTACACAACCCCAAGCCATTTCCATACATAACAATACTGTTATCATAATTAATGTTGCATACATATAAATTTTATAATTTTTTGGATCCATATTAATTCACTCCTACTGGTTTTTCAATCCATCTACCGTCTGGCAACTGACAAGCAGTTCCAAACACTATTTCTCTATTAACATTACCAATTCCAATTAACGGCCATTGACTAGTTATATCAACTGTATGGTCATAATCTTTACATTTAAGTGGACCTACAGTATAAGATTTTGTTATGTGTATAATTCCATTATTACCTGTTTCTGCATTATACCAATTTGTATAAGATGAAGATGAACCACTTGTATTCAAATGGTCAACAAATACTGCATTGTGAACATCTTTATCACTCTTATATAAAATTTCTGCACCTGCAAAAGCGGCGCCAACAGCACACGTAGCAATTAAGTAAGGATTATCTCCTATGTACTCTAAACATACTGCTGTTCCTGTTCCTGCACCTAACACGGCACCTGTATGTGACCTGTTAGCACAATTAGTTAATAATAAACTAACTAGTAAAATCCAAATTATTTTTGCGTATCTCATTACATATTTTCTGACTATCAACACTCTTAACAATGTAATAGTCTTCGTTATTATCAATCACATATTTACTAAAACCTTTTTCCTGCCAAAGCGTATGTGCTTTAGCAGTTACAGGTCTGAAATAATGTGTACCGTCATTGGCACTTGTACAAACAAAATCTCCGTACATTAGTTACTCCAATTAAACATTTTTTTAAATTTCGCAATAGTACTAGCAATTTGGTTTTTACCTTCTTGCCATTTTACTTTTTGAAATTCTACAGTAGTTTGCTTCTCATTAGCTAACCACGTATTTACAGCACTAATCTTATCTTCAACTTTTCCTGCGTTAGCAGAAGTTGATAGTATAATTAATACTAGTATAGACATCAAAGTTTTCATCATATTCTCCTCTTTGTTAATGTTATCTTTTGTAGTTTCTATTCTTTCTTCTACTTCTATAATACGAATCTTCTCCTCCGTCATCTCCTTCTGATTCAGAAGTTTCAAAGGCAACTTGTTCGGCATAAGTTCTACCGAATACTGTTTTATAGAAATGGTCTCTCGGACTAGGTGATGAGTAGGCAAGTATTAAACTGTCCCACTTAATATCAACATCATACAATCCTGGGTCTTTCTCATTCAGTTCTTTATGTTCTTTACAAAACTGTAACCTGTTTGTATGGATATCGTTCTCTTTTTCTTCTAGTGTTTTCTTGTCTGATAGTTCAATGTCTTTTTGTTTTGCTACATCAAACTCTTTATAGATGTTCTCTTTATTGTATATTACTGTACTCATAATGTATTTTCCTTTCTCAATTGTATTAATAATAACATAAATCGTTGCTAATGTCAATCCCTAAATTAGTCCCTATTTTACTCACTTTTCTGCATTTCCAACGCTCTAGCAGGGTCGCTGGTGAGCTTTTCCAAGTGTTTTGATAGTCTGCTATAGGGTGGTTTCCACTCATTTTAGTTATTTCCAATTCTACAAGTAGAGCAATCACAACTCTCATTTTCTAAATTCATAGAAACATCAATATCTGATTCTAACTTCTCATTATCAATTAATTGATTTAGCATATCAATTGCTGTATCTTTATTACCGTTTTCAACGTTCTCTTTAATAGAGATTAATACATCTGCTGTATTATCAAATCCGTTGATTGTTTGATTTTCTGTTAATAATGTCATATACTTTTTTCCTCCTATTCTTTGTGTTAAGTCTTTTTTTAATATATGCTGTCTTACTTTCTCTCTTCTTTCTGAATCACTTAAATACTCAACTGGTTTCCAATCTTTACCGTAAATTGATATGTTCATATCATTTACATCATAATAGAAATTCATTTTATTGTATATAATTTTATTACTTACCATATATTTGCTGTTAAAATTAAAATAATCATTATTGGCACAACTATTGTCATTGGCCAAAAATCTAATAATTCTAATATAAGTTTTTTAGTTTTCTTTTTCATTTTCTTCACTATTAATTAACAATACAATATAGTGTATTGCTTTATATAAATCTAATTTGTTTTTTCCTTCTTTTTTACCGTATCTGCAAAGGTATTTAATTGCATTTGATAAACTGAAATCTTTATCTATCTTTAAATGTCTTAATAAATCTTGTACTTGGAATCCTTCTTTAGTAGTAGAATAGTGTTTTGAGTATGTGCCTTTAACATAGTCTAAAACTTCTTTTAATATTTTATCTTCATTATATTTCATTAATCGTCCTTTCCATTTAAGTTATGTAAATCTTTTAATGATTTTTGTACTTCTGTTAATTTTACTTCTGGTTCATTTGATTTACTTCCAATATGGTAAGCAATACCGAATCCAATTATAGTTAAAAGCATTCCAATCACTCCCAATAATAATAGTTCACTTTGCATTATTGATTCTCTTTCACGATTTTTAATTCACCGTCTTTTAAAACATATTTGTTATTTGGATTTAATGCTTCGTGTAAATCATCAAGTGGTTTACTCATACACTCTCCTGTTTCTGGATCAATTGTATCATCTTCTAAAGCATAAGTATCTAACTCAACATCACCGTTTTCTTTGGCGTTTTCTAAACCGTCATAGTCATCATAAACAACTTTTGCAATATACTTGGTTGTATCTGAATCTGTATAGTTAGCGTCTGTCATATAAGTTTCAACACCGTTTTTTTCTTCTGTTAAGTCTTTATTGATTTTTGCGTGGTCTATTCCGCAATCTGAAAGCAATTTATCTGCTTCATCTTTATCTTTTGCTAATACATCTTGCTCTATGCATAATGTATAGTATGTTTTTTTTCTATATAGGTTTTTACCGATATCGTCTTTATTTACATATACGTCTGTTAATTGGCTCATATTTTCAACTCCATTTCTAATACTTCATCTATATTATCTTCGTCAATATCAACTAAAGCAAGATTTTCTATTTTTAAGATATCGTCTTTAGCAGTTTTTAAGTCAATTATTTTATTCTTAACTTTTGTAAGAATATCATCAACTGCTTTTTCGGCAACGTCTGCTGCCCATTGTTTTACTTTACTCATTAGTGTAGTCCTTTCATTTGTTCTATTTTTTTCTTAATTGGGTTTAATTTATATGTTAATTCTTTATTAAAATCTTTTCTGAAAGATTGTCTGTCATAAGATTGACCGTAATCATTAAACATATCTTTATTATCTTTGGCAGTATCGCCAAATACTTGTTCATAATTTTTATAGTATTCGTCTTGGTCTATTAATTCAACTTTAGTTACGTTTTGAAAGTTAACAGCAGGTTCTTTATAATTCCAATCACAAAATTTAAGAATTTTCATCTTCATAGATTTTGTTTTGAATTTGTCTTTGAATTTATATGGAACGTTTCTATAGATAGTTTCGTATGCATAAAAGAATTCTTGGTCATCTGGATCAATATATTCTCTTAAATAAACTACATTAAAAGTATAGTCAACGTCATTTAATTTAACTTTTTTTGATTTGTTCATAGTGTTTTTTTTCATAGTATGTGTATACTATACAGGTTTTTTACTTAAAAGTCAAGAAAAAAAAACACTTATTTTATGCGATTTTTAGAGATATTTGTTCTCGTTTTGTTCTAATTCCACTCTTTTTTGACCCAATCCTGGTCTGAATCGTGTGGTAAAGGTGTACCGTGAAATACTGCAACCTTGGCTGATTCTTTCTTTTCAAATGTCCATTTACTCTTATCAAATCTAGGGTCTTGTCTGCTGAACCATTTGTACGAATATGACCATTCGTCTGGCATAACTTTTAGGTATTGACTACCTTTAACTAATTTGGACATTGCGTTTTGGTCGCCTTGCAATTTCATCAATTCTGTCTTTTGTTGTAGAAATGGTTTCCATACTAAATCTGTTGCAACTTCATTATTAAATTTCATTATACTTGAATTATACTCTTTTGTCAATATGTTGAAATCGTTTATTACACCAAATGTCATATCATCACCAAATGTCGCTAATTCATTAATGTTATCTAAAATAACTACATCTAAATCCATATATAAACAAGGTCCTTTTAGGTCTGCTTCTTCACTAAAAAGTTGCATTTTATTCCACCAACCATTATAGTCGTGAAATCTAAACTTTCTAAACTCTATATTACCTTTTAATATCTTTTGAGGTTTTACGTGGTCTGAAAAACATATAAACTTATGAGGTACGGTTAAATGTCGTTGTACCATATTGTATAGCACTTGTACATAATCTAATGAATACTTTGTTCCATAATATACACAGCAAAAATTTATCATATACTATTCCAAGAAATCATTATCCTACTTCCTGACCCTTTAAAAGGATAAACTCCGTGTACTAAATGACTCGGCCAAACAAAGTAATCTCCATCTTTTGGAGTCCAACTAAACACTTCACCATTTGATACAAAATTTACATTACCTTGTGGTGGTTTCATTTCAGGCACTTTTAGATAAAGAGCTCCAGATATTACTGGTGCTTCTCTACCAGGTTTATCATTAGCAATTAAGTAATCTAAATGTTCTGAAGGAATACCACTTGAATGGTTATGTAGCATATGGAAATCTCCTTCTCTCATTATAACTGCCCATATTTCTACTACTTTTCTATTTTTTGAAAATTCGTTTTGTATCTTATTAATAATATCAACTACTGTTGCATTATGAGGAACACTTTTCAATTTTCCATTTTGAATAGTTGCATTTTGTATCTCTTTTAAAAAATCTCCTTTTATAACAATATCATCACCTTCTTCTTTTAACAAATTACAAATATAATCTGTTATAGGAACGTCTATCATATTGCCTTGCAACATAGAAATGCCTTCTTCTCCAAATGGTTTAATTATCATACGTTTTGTTCCTGTAATGTTCTATAAGCAGTTCCATCTTCAATTTCTTTTATTGTAAATTGATTTTCTGCAATCATTTTTAACCACTCATTTATAGTTTTTCTTCCAGGTCTCATAGGTTTCTTAATATACTTTATATCTTTTGATGAAACAAATGACGCAATGTTTCTTTGATGGCATATAACAGGTACTTGATTTAATATTGCGTCAACAGTACCTAAACTCATATTAGTTACCAAACAATGGGCATTTTTCAAATCATCTTTTATGTCAGTTTTCCACCACTCATTACCTGGTCTAGGTTTGTTTCTAAACTTAATAGGTATATCTGTATGTTGTTTAATCTCTTCTGTAACCTGTTTAATCCAATCATCTTGACTAATGCCATTAATATGGTAGGTTACCGTTTGAGAAGAAGGTGCTAATAGTATATGAGTTGTTTCTCCAGTATTCCACCCTTTAAACTGTACATCAATCCCTTGATGCTCTAGTTTCTGTAATCTTGCACCTGGTCCAACTTTGCACCTAATCGTATGTAAATTACCTTTACATATTCTAAAATATGTCTTATCGTAATCGTGTATAATAGGTTCTGGATATCTTGTAATTTGTTGTGTTAAATAACCAACATCTACATACCACCACTCATCACCTTGTGCTTCGCACATTGCAATCTCTGGTATATTTTTACTTCCAAGTCCCCAAAAGAAATGTATAGGTTTATCTGAATCAGTCCAACCCTTTTCTATAGCAGGAAACAACTGCTTACTTAAACATTTATCCCAAGGTATATTATGAGTTATTATCATACGATTCAAATACTGTATTTAATGGTTGGTTACATCTAACAAAACTTGCACATTTAGGAATATCTTTTAATCTTCTTGCACCAATATATGTACAACTTGAACGAACACCTCCTAATAAATCTTCTATCGTTTCTTTAACAGGTCCTCTATCAGGTAATATTACTTTTCTTCCTTCATTACCTCTATAACCATCTTTTCGTTTACCGTGTACTTCTCTTGCTCTATCAGAAGACATACCATAAAATTCTCTTTTACCATCTTTTGATTGTACTTCACTTTCGTTGTGTCCTGCTAACATACCACCTAACATAACAAAATGAGCACCAGCACCAAATGCTTTCGCAATATCTCCTGGCATATTACAACCACCATCTGCAACTATATGCCCACCTACACCATTAGCAGCGTCAGCACATTCCATTACTGCACTAAATTGAGGTACACCTACACCTGCCATTGTTCTTGTTGTACATACACTACCTGGTCCAATACCTACTTTAACTACGTCTGCACCTTGTATAATTAATTCTTCTGTCATTTCAGCAGTTACTACATTACCTGCAATAATAGTTTTATCTGGATATTCTTCTCTAACTGCACCAACAAAATCTGAAAAATTTGTATGATATCCATTTGCTACATCTATTGTAATAAATTTAATATCTGGATAGTTCTTTAATACTTTTTGCATTGTAGAATAATCTTCAGCGTCATTATCCCATAACTTACCTGTGCCTGTACATACTGATAGATACTTTAATTTAATACCTTCCCCAACTGCTGTCTTCCATTGGTCTACTGTAGTTGTCTTTGTAATAGTGGTCATCATCTTATACTCTTGTATAACTTTCGCCATACTAAATGTTCCTACTCCATCCATATTGGATGCCATTATAGGACAACACTCATATGTTTCACCAGAATTTCTAAATGTAAATTTACGTGTCATTTCTACATCACGTCTTGATGATAATGTTGACCTTTTAGGTTTTAACAATACGTCTTTATAATCTAATTTTATTTCGTTATCTAATTGCATACTCAAAATTTTGGGTTACCTCATTTATGTTAATTTGTTTTGCACCATTTCTAATATGAAAGTGTGTCGCCATAGGTGTTAATGGGGACAACGTTATTACTCTTTCAATTTTATTCTTTTTAGCATATTCTATTACTTTATTTACTATCTCTTTACCTGCACCTCTTTTTCTTGACCATACTGTATATGCAATAGCAATTTTCTTTTCGTTTTTAATATGTGCTAACTCACTCATAATATCTAATTCTTTTATACTTGAAGGCACATCATTGGTAAATGCTATACATATAATACCTTCAATTTCATCATCATATTTTAAACCAAATATCTTACGACCATTTGTTATTCGCCAACCTAAAGTTAATTCAGGTCTAACTGGATCTTCCGATACGTCTATATTATCTAACTCAACAAGTTCAGTACCCTTTACCCATTTAAAAAAATCTGATAATTTACTTTTTAATACTTTCATTGTACTTTTCTCCACGCTGTTCCATCTTTTATTTCTGTCATAGTAAATTGGTTTGCTAGTAAACTATATATCCAGTTCAATCTACCAGGTTTTATAGGTTGTTCTATTTTACTAAAATCTGTTAACCCCATTGGTACACCCATATTCATTTTATCACAAAATATAGGTACTCCATTTATAATAGCGTCAACTACAACTGCTGAATTATGAGATACTACAGCATATGCACCTTCTACTTCTTCTCTTAATGGTTTCATACTTTTTTTATCTCTTACTTTAATAGGTCTATCTGTATGTTGTTTTAAAATCTTTATAGTATCATCAACCCAACTACCTATATTATGATATGCTATTTGAAAATGAGAAGGTGCTATAATTAATATATAACCACCTTCTTTACCAGTTTTCCAAGGTTTTAATTTTATATACTGTTTATACTTTTTAATTCTTTCGTGGTCTTCATCTGTTAATGCTTGTATAGTTTGTATATGATAATGATTTTTTGTTAATCTATATATTCTCTCACCAGATACCTTTGATGGTTTATGTCTATTACCATATAAGTAAGCGTGGTCAAAATAATAAAACTCTTTACTTTGTTTCAGAAGTTCGCCTGTGCCTCTTAATATTCCAAAACAAGCAATGGGTTTATTAATATCAACATTGTCAACCGTATGTAATGTTCCCTTTGCACTTTCAACAAAAGGTTTTACAACTTCATCTGTCGCTGGTCTAGTTAATAATCCTTGTACCATTACTCTATATCACAACACTCATCATATAATTTCAACCACTCTTTTGAATAATCACAATCTCTATATTCATTAAACCAAGGTCCACCTTTTGTATAATGTATATTTTTTACATCTTGTTTATAATTATATCCAGGTTCCCCAACTAACCAATTCCACTCTAATGGTAGTTCACCAATCTTATCATCATTTTCTAACCATTTGAATTGGTGTAATTGTAATCCTGTTGCACTATTAACATAATCAGGTGTTAATGCTGTACACTTATCACAATTCATTAACATAAAACTTGACCAATTTTTCTTAACATATTTTGTTTGTACTTGACCTAAAAACTTTTTACTTTCTATTGGTTGGTAATCGTGCTTACATACTTGTACGGCATACTTCTCATCACGTAATCTCCATAATTCAGCAACATCACCTGTCATTAATTGGTCGCAATCTAAAAATAATGCCCAACCTTTATAGTTCATAAGGTGAGGTACTATAAATCTACTAAAACTAAATTCAGTTGATTCTATATTACTACGTTCTCTTGTAAAGTTATCTTTTATATTTGGTAAATAAATAGGTGTAATAGATACAGGTCTTGTACTATTTTTTAATATACTATATGCAAGTACATTAAATGCTACCTTTTCTTTACTATCATATCCTATAAAAATGTTAATCATTATAATTTTCTTACTATATGTTTTCTCAACTCTTTTACAAAAAACTCTAACTTATCTATCATACCAATTAAAGTAGGGTCTGTAATATATTTACTTTGTTCTTTTAACTTATCATATTCTCTAACTGAAAGTTGTACCATTGGAGAATAATCTCTTGTACTTTCATTCTCATAAGTTTTATCATTTTCGTTAGATGTTTCTGTTGGTATAGCCATTTCACCATCTAAAGCTTTTTTTAGTTCATCTTTATCTGTCATTATTTTTTCTCCATTCTGGACTATTTGATTGTTTTTTTCTTGGTCCTTTTCTATGGTCTATATAAGGATTAATAAACTTATCTCTTGCCATTATATGTCCATTTTTACCATCCCCTAGTATTTTTTCAATATAAGCTGGATTGTCCTTAAACATTTGCCTAGTACCGTCCAATGTGTGGCAATCTGTCCAAAAATTCTTTTCTAATTTGTTTATTGTATATACTTTATCTGTTACATACCAATCTCTATATGCATTAAAAAACTGGTTGCATATGCTATGATTATTGTTTGGTGTATTATTAAATGCAACAAAACCTGTTTCTGTATATTGTGATGGTCTATCATAAAACGATATTAACGTATCATCTGGTAAACATTGGTTGTACCACTCTTCAGGTATTGTGCCCATAAACTTACAATCACTATCTACATAAAATATTTTTTCTCCCCTATTTCTTGCCGCTGATTGAGCAAATACTTTATAACTAAATCTTATCGCTTCTTCATAGAAAGTATTTGCTTTTCTATGTTTATTTCTTTCAATAAAATCTTTTAAAGCTGGTTCATAATCAAATATATTATAATAATGTACTCTAGGTATTTTAGGATACCAGTCTGGATTATCTTCCACATAAACATACATCATTGGTATTTGTTTTGTTGCTATAAACGTGTCAATTAATTGATGAGCATAGTCATCATAAAGTTTTTTATTAAATGTTGTACAAAATACGTAATCAGCCATTATATACAATTCTCTGGAGCATCCCAAAGTCTTGGTACTCCTGATTGATGGTCACTACAAAATCTACCAACATCTGCGTCAACCATTTGTTTCATTAAACTCTCTACATTATGTTTATGTTCCCAACCTAATACTTCTCTTGCCTTACTAGCATCCCCTTGTAATACATCTACCTCAGCAGGTCTTAAATGTTTCTTATCAGTAGTAATAATTAACTGATTGCCGTCTGTAAAACATTGACCATCTTTCCAATAATGTTTTATATCTTTATAATCTAATGCCATATCTGCAAATTCTTTTACTGTATGAATTTCACCAGTTGCTAATACATAATCATCTGGTTTATCGTGTTGTAGCATTTGCCACATACCTCTAACAAAATCCTCAGCGTGTCCCCAATCTCTTTTTGCATTTAAATTTCCTAAAACAATTGGTCTTCCTTCTTGCAACCAATGTGCTAAACCTTTTGATATCTTTCTAGTTACAAAGTCCTCACCTCTATGTGGACTTTCGTGATTAAATAATAAACCACAACAAGCAAACATATCATATGCCTCTCTATAATTTACTGTTATGTGATGAGCATATAGTTTTGCAACACCATATGGTGACCTCGGCCAAAACTTCGTTGTTTCTTTTTGTGGTGTTTCAAATACTTTTCCATACATTTCACTTGTACTTGCTTGATAAAATTTTATTTTAGGATTTACTTGTCTTATACTTTCTAGTATTCTCAAAGGACCCATTGCGTCTATTAAAGTAGCAAGTTCTGGTTGTTTAAATGATAACCATACAAAAGATTGAGCAGCTAAATTATACACTTCATCTGGTTGAGTTTCTTCTATAGCTCTTCTTATATTTGCCTGGTCTATTACATCAAGTTCAACAAACTCTATTTGGTCTGTAATACCCATTTCATCTAATCGCCAATGTTTTGGTGATGTACTTCGTCTTTGTCCACCAAATACTTTATAACCTTTTTCTAATAACAATTTAGCAAGATAAGCGCCGTCTTGTCCAGTTATACCTGTTATTAATGCTCTTTTCATTTTTCTCCTTAATTAATCCACAATAGGATCGTGTGTTAATGTTTCCATTTGTTCTAATCTAGTTACTGGTTTATTAATCAAATCATAAACCATATCAATATTTTCTTTTAAATCTCTTATATCGTTTCCTATAAACAAACCATTTTCGTGTATGTAATCTGCATTTGGACAACTATTATTATAATAATCAAGATAATCTATTACAGGATTGTTCATAAAATTACCTGCAACAATAGGTCTACACTCTACTCCTGCTTTAGTAAGTCTATTAACAATTACATCACGCCAACCATATAAATCATTTTGTAATACTAATGAGAATCCAAACCAACTAGACGTTCCTATTTCTTTCTGTAATAAAATATCTTTATTATCTTTAAATTTATGTTGAAAATATTTTGCATTACGAATTCTTTGAGTTCTCATTTCCATTTCTTTTTTAAGTTGCACACTACCTATTGCACCACTCATTTCTAATGGTCTTACACTATAACCTGGAGTTACAAACGTAAAACTATCTTTAAATTTATCTCCAGTCTTCTTATAAATCTTATTGTCGTCTGGTAAATCTCGGCACCAACCGTGTGCTCTTAATGACCTTAAATAATCAGCGTCATCTTTATTTCTACAAGCAATCATACCACCTTCCATTGTTTGTAAGTGATGTGAAAAGAAGAAAGAAAAACTACCTAAATCAGCAAACGTTCCACAATATTCAAAGTTATATGTCTGAGCACCTAAACTCTCACAATTGTCCTCTATTAACATAAGTCCATTATCTCTAGCAATATGCATTAATGAATAATGGTCACAGGAGTTACCTAAAAGATTAACTGCAAATATAGCGCAAGTATCATCATTAATTGCTTCTCTAACTTTATTAGGGTCTATATTTAAAGTTTCTCTATCTACATCTACAAAATTTAATTTGAAACCGTATTGTTGTAATGGAAAATATGTTGTTGACCAAGATACAGCAGGCACAATTATATTACCACCTCTTTTATATTTTAATTTCAATAGTGCTATCATTAATAGATTAGCAGTTGACCCACTATTAACCATAACTGCCTCATTACATCTAAAATATTTGGCAAACTCTTGCTCAAACTTCTTGACGTAAGGACCCATTGTATATCGTCCACCTTTTATGACTTCTTGTATTGCGTGTAACTCTTTATGATCCCAAGTATCACTAGCTAATGGATATTTCATAATTTCTCCTATATACTCATTTTAAATACATCATACCACACGGCAAAGGATAGTATAGTAAATAATTGTTTTTGTGATTTTTGTCCTATATTTGCCAATATAGTTTCTTTACCACTTTTATTAAAACCTTTTTCCCATCCTTTCGTACTCATATATTTATTATCTATATCAGCAGGGGTATATTCAAAAATTTCTTGCATTTCCTTATTCATTAATAAATGTCTAATATAATCTTTCAATGTACTATTATTTGGAGCTGGATTAGAAAATCTTCCTATTATACCTTCGTCTGTAGGAAATCTCCAACCTGTCTTTGCTCTTTTTAATATATAGTGTGGCAATCTACTAAAGTAAGCAGTTTTTAATAATGGTTTATTGTGCCTAGACCAATCACCTGTCATATATTCCTTATTAACTTTAAACTCACTAGGTACACTTCTTATATAATCTCTAAATGTTTTATTCAACATAGGAAATCTTCCTTCTAAACTAAATCTCATACCTAACTTATCATTTCTAATTAAAAAATCTTCTGATAATGTATTCAAGCATTCTATGAACATAAAATCATTTATCTTATCACCTTGTAATCCACCTGTAGGAAACCAACTATCAAAATATGTCATTTGTTCATCAAGACTTGCCCATAACTCTTTATTTTGTAATTCTTTATGTTCAGAAGATAATGCTTTTAATTTAGTTCTCCATTCTGGTTTTCTATGATGTTTATAACCACATAATAATTCATCTCCTCCATCACCACTTAAAGTTACTGTTATACCATTTTGTTTTATAAATTTATTTACATTATAATACACAGGTAGACTTTTACTTTGTCTAGGTTCTTCTAAAGCTAATATTGTATCTCTCATAGTATCTACATAATTTTTCTCATCTATAAGTAGCTCTTTATGTATACCACCATATAATGCTGATGTTGATTTTGCCAAATCGGGGTCTTGATTAAGTCTACTTTTTCTATCTTTTAATATAAATCTGGAGCTAAATGTATTTGGTTTTGTATCTAATGATTGTGTCATTTCATATAATATAGATGTACTATCAATACCACCACTTAAAAATAAACCAATCTCTCTACGTCCCATTAAAGTCTGTTTAGTCGCCTGATATAATCTATTTCTAACTTCTTCTGAAATCTTACCTACATTTTTAACTGGTATTTGTTTTACAGGTATATTATTAAGATTGGATGATGTTCTTCGTTTTGTTCTAATATTAATTTTAACATACTCACCTGGTACTAATTTCTTTATACCTTTGAATAAAGTTAAATAACCAGAATTATATCCTTGTTTATAATAATGTTTAAATGCTTCTTTATCTACTTTTCTTTCAAATCCTATTGCTAATAAACTTTTAATTTCAGAAGAAAATGCTAACTTATCATTTATATAACCATAATATAAAGGTTTTGCACCATTACTATCTCTAGCAAGTATTAATTCTTTTTTCTTTTTATTATAAGCGGCAAAGGCAAACATACCATCTAATTTTTTAATAAATGATGAACCTTCTTTTTCCAAACCTCTAATTAAAACTTCTGTATCTGTATTAGTTTTAGTTTTAAAACCTAATTCTTTATAATTATATATCTCTCCATTATAAACTAATACCCAATCATTATGAAACCAAGGTTGTTTTGAATTTTCTGTAGTGTCTATAATTGATAATAGATTATGACCTAAAGTAATATCTTCATCACTCCATTGACCATTACCATCAGGTCCTCTATGATGTGCTTGGCACAACATTTCATCCATTAACTCTTTAGACCTATATAATATTCCGTGTATCGCACACATTATCTTGCCTCTTTACCTCTTACATCCCTTTTACAAACTATACAAGGAGAACCTTTAAACCAATCTGCTCTATTAATTCTTTCTCTCCATTCTGTATAGTAATCACTAGTATAGTTTAAAAACAAACTAGGTTCTTTTTTTAAATTACCTACTGCCCATTTACTATGGACTTCTGGTGTCAACATATCACAACAGATAGTCATTGAACCATCAAACTCTATAAAAATTCCTTTATTCATACTAGTACAAGGTTGTGTTCGTGTATAACCTAAATCTATTGGCACACTACCTGCTCTATTAGTTCCATTCTTCCAATAATTTCTTGCGTGAATAGAACCTTTAAATTGTGGCAGTCTGTATATAATCCAATCTTTATTTTTATGTTCATCTGGATTAATTCTTTCTACACCTATTCTATCACATATATGGTTAATACGTTCAAATACTTCGTTTTCATTATAAACAGTTGCACCATTTTTTAAATACGCTTGCATTGCTATATTATCTACGCCTGCTTCTATCAACTCTTGTATGTACTCTTTATTAAGATAATCTGAATTGGTATTAATATTAATCTTTGCTTTAGGTATAATTCTTTTAGCTGCTCTTACTGCTTCTAATATTGCTTCTTTATCTGAAAGTGGTTCGTGATATCTTGTAAAATCTATACGACCATTAAAATCTATTTCTGCTAATTGATTTAATATACTTAAATACATTGCATCCGTCATAAAGGTCATATTTCTTTTCACTCTTCTATTTACATCTTTTCTTGATAAAGGACAAAATGTACAAGTTCTATTACAATAGTTATGAATACCTATCTCTACTGAATATATATTTTTTTTAAATAGTTCTTTACTTTGTTCCAAGTTCATTTACATTATAAAAAGTATATTCCAATGTTATTTCTTCTTCCGCTTTTATATCACGCAAGGTAAATAAACTATACCTATCACCTTCTTTAATTTTTATACAATTAGGTTCATCACTATGATTAACAAAACCTCCTAATGGTGTTCTTATAAGCTCACCATCAACAACTATATGGCTTAAACCTAAATTAACATTACCATCAATATCTTCTTTAGCAAATAAACCCATACCTTCAATGGCACTTCTTCTAATATATAATTCGTCTGGTAATGGTTGATACATTATTTTTTATACCTCGGATCTTCTGCGTCCCCATAATGTAAATAAGACATCATAATATATTTTGGACCACTTAATGGTTTTAATCCTGCGTGTGGGTGAGTCCAAAAGGGTGGAAATACTAACAATCTTCCTGCTCTTGGTTTTACCCATATATTAGGTTTTGGAAACAATGTATGACCACCTTGTTCAACATCATTAAGATATAATACAAAAACTAAAAATCTTTTAGCTGAATCACCCATAGAACGAACAACATCTACGTGGACTTTAAATTGGTCTTTGTCATTAGGCATATATTTTTTTATTCTTATATTTTCCATATCTATTACTGGTGGAAAATCTAAATCTTTAATACTCAAATTTTTCATAAATCTTGCTTTATATTCTTTAATCATTGCAATAAATTTCTTTTTAGGTTCTCTCCAAAAATCTGAATCACCATATTTGTCTATATCTATTTCTGTAAATTCTTTATGACCAGTTTTAAATGTATCTACCTGGGACATATCATATTTAACTACCTGTTCAAATTTCTCAATAATCATTTTACAATCTTCAACTGGCATTGCCCAATTATATACCATAAAATTATTTTGAGCAAAATTGTCTAATTCATCTGGTTTAAAATTTGCTAATTCTGGTAAAGTCATATTTTATTAACCTCCTCTTGGTATGCACGAGCATTTGTAGTTGGAAAACTAGCAGGTGCTAAAAATGTTTGTCTAACTATTGCCGCTTGTTCATCTTTATTATTAACAAAGTATCCTTCTATATGGGTAAACCCATTTCTCTTTGCCCAATACACTCTTTTATTACCTGTGTGTACTGATAAACCAGGTATACAATTTCCTTCTTCGTCTTTCTTCCATCTTCTTTTCAACCAATAATGTTCTAAATCTGTATAGATAATAGGAAACTTCATACCTGCACTTTCAATACTAGTTTTAAAAGCAGGATATCTTTTTATCATCCATTCATAATCAGCAGTTAACATTATATCTTTAACAGGCACTATTGTAACTTTAGGTTTTATTCCTTTTAATGGTGCGTGTTGACAGGTTACATATTGTCTTGCTTTTAATAATTTCATACTTGTAATTCAAAAACATCAAACTCAATGCCTTCTAACTCCTTTGGTTTGCCTTTAGGATAACTTGGCCAAATCTGGAATTCTTCTCCTGTTGTATCACTTTTGCAACCTGCAACTAACCAATCCCATTTAAACTCTCCATCTACAACAAACTCGTTCATCACTTCGTATCTTCCATCTGGTTTTTGTAAAAGTAATTCTTTTTTACACTCTTCCATACTTTTATACCAACCTTCCATTTGAAAAGTTTGTTGTGTTTCTATTGGACTATGCCCAATTAAATATGCAAGTATTAATATTTTAAAGTCGCCCATAATGTGCCTTTGCTATATACCAACTATCAACTATATCTGATACTGGATTACCTGCCTTTGCTGTATCTAATAACTTCTTTAAATCTGTTTTTGTATCTTTACAAAATTGTTCGTACATCATTTCTTTATCTGCATTACCTTTACCTGTAGCAAATTTCTTAACAACACTTGGTACAATAACACTATA